AAAACATTTGATAATGCATTAGAAGCTAACTTGTTTATCAAATTCCCACCACAGGATGTAAGAATAGTTAGCTGGATCCCACTATCTAACTAACCAACAGACCTGAACATGTCTATAAACTGTTCATTCTTTTTATTTATTTTTTTAATTATATATATCGGCCATGGCTCGGGGGGTTATAGCTCGTCTTTAAGCCGACTGTAATCACGTTCTTAAAGCTGGAGTGTAAGGTTTAGCCTAAAGTTGACACTATATACACTATCTAGGTAATACCTTACGCAGTCTTTAGGGTTTTATATACTCAAACCTTACATCACAAAGGTACCAACACGTTGATACGTAAGGCTTACAGCCATTCATGTAAGGTATTACTATCTAAACTATCTAGATTATCTATGTAAAGTAATGTCTTTGATACTATTTTTGTTTCTATTACGATATATAAGGTCTCGGGTGTTAAGACATTACCTAAAAAAACTTAGATAAACTAGATAGTTTAGGCTAACTTATTGATTCTTAAGGACTTATACTATCTAAGTTTACATGCCTACCTACGTTTACCCACTGTCTATTCCAGATACTTCGCATAAGCTGACATAGTAAACTTTACTACTGCCGGAAACTTGACAGGAAAAATTTTCTCATGCAAGGTTTCCCCAAGCTCAGGGATTTCCCCTTAGCGAGATTTATATAACCCTATTGGGTAGGAGTAAAGTATGAGTAAGATAGATGAAAGTAACTTTTATGTGTGTATTAAACCTACAGTTCATAAAGGTGAGGACTCTTTAAAGATTGATATCTGTGATGAGAGTGAGCCTAATAAGTACCATTGTAGTGAGTCTAAGAAATGCTATGATGATATGGTTGCTATGAGTAACCACATCAAGTGTGGCTTAGTAACTTGGTCGCCTAAGAATGCTATGGGCTTTATACCTAAGATATCTTTAAACAGATATGGTAGTGCATTTATGATGTTGTCTAATGGGACATCAGGTAAGTCTAGAGCCCCTGCTAAGGCATTAAGTCTTAAAGATGTATTGGCTATCAAAGTCTAATACGTTCCCCTTGAGTTCCCCTAGTGATGTACTAGGGGAATTCTTTTATTCAAAATATTAAAGATTAAATAAGGAGTAAATTATGAAATATTTAGAACAACCTAGTAAAGAAACCTATCAGCAAAGAGATAGAAGAATAGAGGCAGTAGAGATGTATTGGAGTTTCCCTAAAGCATTGCGTATAGGGTTAAGTAGGAACAAGTTATTGAGAGTTAAATAAGGAGTAAATGATGAGTAAGTGTGCTTTATGTAATGATGATATTAACCCTAAGAGAGTAGCTCTAGGTTATGATACATGCCTTAGGTGTGGTGAGGTAGAGGCTCGTAGGGTTAGACATACAGTAGTTCCATTACATAAGTCTAACTACATAGTGGTGAGTAATAAGAATGACCTCAAAGGAATTAATAACAAAGGTGGTAAGCATGGATAACATAAGTCTAGAGCAGACATACCTACTGACAGTAGGTGATGAGAAAGTAAAGATATGTCTATATCAGTCTAATAATGATGATGATACTGACATATGGTTAGAAGTAGAAGATAGTCCTAAGGCAACTATAGAACAAGTTACTTAGGTGGTAAGCATGGATAAGCGTAATCGTAAGGTTATTGTTACCATGTGGGGTAGGTAGTGGCAAAGTAGGGCAAGTCCCACGCCTATCTACCCTTAATGAATTACTAGCATGGGGCTAGTACAAACGAGCCTATGTATGAGATGGCATAGGCTCACCATATAGGAGTAAACTATGAAAGCTAATGAGCTGATAACTACTATCAAGGCATTGTTTCCACTTAAGAGGACACTTTGTGTTGAGGGTAGCCCCGGTGGTGGTAAGACTACCATTGTCAGAGATGTGGCTAAAGAGTTAGGTGTTGGTTACATTGAGTTACACCTACCGACCATGTTGGTAGAAGACTTCGGTGTGCTATATCCTAAAGCTGACAGCAACAAGTTGGAATACAAGCTACCTGAGTGGTTTCCATCAGAAGATAGGACTGACATACCTGATGAGGGTATTCTATGTTTTGATGACAGAAACCAAGCTAGTGCTGATATTCAAAAGGTCTTAGCAAACGTATGCCAAGCTAGAACATTGCATGGTGCAAAGCTTAAAGATGGTTGGCATGTGATATCTACAGGTAATAGACAAAAGGATAGAGCTGGTGCTAACAGGGTGCTATCTCATCTACGTAATCGTGAGACTGTAGTTGAGCTTGAGACTAACCTAGATGAATGGGTTAAGTGGGCATTGATGAATGATGTTAAGCAATCTGTTGTGTCGTTCTTGCAGTTCAGACCAAATCTATTGCATGATTTTGATCCTCAGAGGGAACAGAATCCATCACCTCGTTCATGGGTAGAGGGTGTATCTGATATCATTGGTGTTATACCAAATGATATTGCTGAACAACAAGCAATCATGGGTGCAGTTGGTGAGGGTGCTGGTGCTGAGTTTATCAGTTTCCTAAACATTCAGTCTAACCTACCTAGCCCTGACAGAGTGTTTGAGAATCCTCAGACAGCACCAATACCTGAGGAAACTAGTCATCTATATGCATACTGTGGTGCAATTGCTTACCAAGCTGACAAGAATATTGACAACCTTATCAAGTACTGTCGAAGACTATCTAGCGACACAGTAGGTAAGGCTGAGTTCTCTATCTTGACAGTCAAGTTAGCAGTTAACAAGTTCGGTACTAAGCTACAAGGTCAAGAGTTTTCCAAGTGGTGTGTCGAGAACGCTCAGTATCTAAACTAATGGGTTATCGTAGTGAAGTGTTATGTGCTGTAGGGTTTCCCACTAGGGATAAACTTGTAGAGTACATGACACTACATAGACTGAAAAGCTATCCACATGATACTAGACATTTACTAGATGAGTTCATTAGTAAGGCTAAGATTATTGAGGGTGATGGTCATGCTGTTGCATTTCACCAATATGAAAGCATCAAGTGGTATGAAAACTATGAAGATGTACAGATTATATCGCAGTTCATAACAGGTGTATGTGAACATGATAACCAAGCTGTAGGTAAGATAGCAAGGGTAGGTGAGGAACAAGGCGATATTGAAAATGATACATATGACCAAATACCAAGTGGTGGTAATCATGATGTGTATGAGGCTTTGGATAATCTATTTTACCCTGTGTCGTATGTGTGTATAGACATACCAGAGGGTGAGTTACAACAATTAAAAACTATAGGAGAGTTACATGAAACTAAGTGATAAGGCATTGCTAGTACAACTTAATGTATCACAGTGGACAGCTCGTAAGCTAGACAAGAAAGCTACAGACCTTGTAGCCCAAGCTAGTAATACAGGCAACCACGCTGGTAGGTACAACAAGTCATTACTACCAATGAATGAATACCTAGACAATGTGCATAAGAAAACCACATTGATTAGGAAAGAGTATTATCACAATACACTACCTTGGGGTATTGATGGGACAATGATACTACCAACTGATAACTATCTAGACTTCATGGCGAAGTTCAGACAGTACAAATCAGAATGGGAAATGCTAGTAGATAATTTTCTAGTAGCGTATCCACAGTTGCAGTTGAATGCACAAAGATATCTAGGTGATTTATATAACCCCAATGACTATCCAAGTGCAGATGTATTGAGACGTAAGTTCAGTATGGACATGACTGTTCTACCTGTACCATCTAATGACTTTAGAGTTGGTATTGATGAGCAAGAACTTGCTGACATACAGCAACAAGTTGAGGCAAGAGTTCAGCAGTCTACCAAAGTTGCTATGCAAGAGGCATGGCAAAGATTATACGACAAGGTAAAGAGTATGGCTGAGAGATTGTCGGATACTAAAGCAGTCTTTAGAGATACGTTAGTAACCAATATACAAGATGTATGTGATGTATTGAAAAGACTAAACGTAACAGGTGATGAAGACCTAGAGAACATGAGGCTCATGGTTGAAGGCACCTTAGCAAACAACAACCCTGAAAGTCTAAGACTAGACCTTGACTTGAGAAAGAAAAAGTCTAGTGAGGCTAAGGATATATTAGACAGAATGGGTGCATTTATGGGACAACAATAATGATTGATGAAATAACACAGAAACGACTAGAGAAGAAACTTAAGAAAGCTAAGGCTCAGTTGATACTAGACTATCCATTCATTGGTAACATTGCGTTCACCCTTGAAACTGTATGGGATACTAGCATACCAACAGCTTGTACTGATGGCGAAATGATTAAGTTTAATCCTCAGTTTGTAGATGACATGAGTGATGATGAGTTTAAGTTCTTACTTGCTCATGAATGTATGCACCCTATGTTAGAACATTGCTTTCGTAGGGGTAATAAAGATCCATATAAATGGAATCAAGCAGGTGATTATGTCATTAACCAAATACTGATTGATGATAGTGTAGGTAAAATGCCTAGCTGTGGTGGTCTGTATGACAGAAGACTACATGCTGAGGGTGGTGGTACTACTGAGGGTATATACAACCTACTACCTGAGACACCTGAAGATGAACAAGGTATGGGTGGTGAGGGTAAGCCACTAGATAATTGTATGGACAGTAGTGGTACTGAATCAGACAGAAATAGACAACAAGCTAAGTGGAAAGTTAGAGTGGCTCAGTCAGCACAATCAGCTAAGATGATGGGCAAGATGTCAGCCGGACTTGAACGACTAGTAGATGACATGCTTAAACCTAGAGTGGATTGGCGTGATGTCTTACACAGATTTGTTGTCAAGGCTAGGACTGATGATAGAACATTCTCTAGAGCTAACAGAAGATTCTTACCACAAGGATTGTACTTACCGAGTGTATCAGGTGAGGCTATGGGTGAGCTAGTGTTTGCAGTGGATTGCTCAGGCTCTATCAGTCAAGATGAGATAAACCAATTCGCTAGTGAGATTACTACTGTATGGCAAGACCAATGCCCAACAAGTATTCATGTGATATATTTTGATAGTGAGGTATGTCACTATGACAAGTTCGAGAGAGGAAATGATGAGCCTGTTATCAAGCCACATGGTGGTGGTGGTACAGCATTCAGCCCTGTCTTTAACTTCATGAGTAAGAATGGTATCGAGCCTGTTGCTTGTATATTTCTTACTGACCTCTACTGTAGTGACTTTGGCACAGAGCCACAATGTCCTGTGCTATGGGTATCTACTGAGAGGGATAATACGAGTGTGCCTTTTGGTGAGGTAGTCAAAATGCATGATGAAAAATAACTATAACCAAGGAGTAAATAATGGCTACAGTTAGAATGAGTGGTGTCCTCAAACAAGACATCTTAAGAAACTTATCACAATCTTATAACCATAGACTTGTAGATTGGGATACTAATAATCCAAGACCTGAAGATTGGGGTAGTAGAATATACGATTCTCTAGTGCCACAGGACTTGAAAGATAAACTAAAAGCAATACCTAAAGGTTGGCTTGAGACAACGAGGACAATTGCCCTTAATGGATTTAAAAATGTTGCTGATGATAGCTTACTTAAATTACCTAGAGAGCTTACAAGTAATTGCTATAGTGATGAGCCTTATTACATAGAGAAAACTCTTAGTGCGTCTCGTCTTGAGTGGGAGTTACCTGAAAAAGTACCTGTACCTGTACATAAAGAGGAAAGTTTATTCTCATATGAACGACTAATTGTTGCTGATGACAGTAGGTTTGAGTGGCTTAGAATTGAGTATGCTAAGTGGATTCAACCACTACAAGAGTTATTAGCTGAGAGGAGAAAGATGATAGACAATGTGAAAGCGTTACTTGATTCTCATAAGACACTAGCCCCAATGCTTAAGAAGTGGGATGGATTATGGGGACTTCTACCTGAAGAGGCTAAGGACAGACACAAACAAGTTGTGGAGAGAAATGTTAGCTCTACTGAGGATAAGACTGATGGCATTGACTTCAATGAAGTTACATCTCATCTAACAATGAACAAACTAATGGAGAAATAATATGGGTATATATCATGATACTAGTTATGACTATAACAAAGGTGAGTTATATCATAAATATACTAGCCCTGATGACTACTATGAAAATAATACATGCAGATATCACAGCATGAGTTGGGATAGTCTAAACGATATAATGTGTACATGTAGGAACAAGGCTAAGGGTAAGCCTATCAGTTCATGGGGTAGACTTAAACAAGATGACAATGGTGATATCTTTTTATGTGATGATTGGAACGTAGATGGTAGGTATTGGACTGTATCTAAAGACAATATAGTTACATTCCACATAGACTCTAACAATACAGGTGGGCAGACTGTTGTATCATCAATGCCAAATTGGTTTCCTGTAGGACTTCACAGACAAGGTGCTGGTGATTACAGAGTAGTATTTGGTTGGGACCACTACAAATATACAAAAGCTTTTACAGACAAATCAGATAAGATTGAGTGGACTGAGAGATTTAAACTAATGGAGAGTGATAGAGATTTCTTTTCTAACTCACCATATGTATTTGATGGGTTGCAATATGATCTAAATAATCATTGCTTTATTAATGCTAAATCTATGGAGAAATCTGTAGAGTATCCTGATAAACGAAAACAATGGAGAGGATTACTAACTAAACATAAACGAGTACTGAAATCTATGATTAGTATTGGTATGTTTAACAAATTCAAAGAAGACTTAGACAAACTACCAAATGAAGTTACAAGTACATACAGGTGGTATAATCTACCTTGGAATAGAGTTGATTTCGTAGAGTATGTATTATCACACATGGCAAAAGATGAGTTACCCGAAGTGCTACTTAGAATGTATGCGTTTCATTTCGCAAATAAAAGTGACACAATAACTACAGGGCAAGTGGATAGTTTCTTTTCTGAGTATGGGTTTTCATTTAAAGAATACTTGGGTGTATTCAAATCACTTGGGTACAAACACCAACACATTGGTAGAAAATACTATGGCTTAAAAGACTTAACAAGTAACCCTAATGAGCAATCATTAGAATCTATAATTAAATTATTTACAATATAGGAGAAATAAAATGAGTGAGAGAGATGTAGATAAAGTAAACATAGCAGTATGTGATTGTACTAATGGAGAGGTAACTCTCTATTGGAAAGTGCAATTAGTACTAGGCACAGAGGAAGAGTGGGTAGCTGAAAGACACAACATAAGTAATTGTTCTTGGGCTACATTTAAATCAGTTAGAGAGGTAATACTATGAGTAAAGATGTAAAACTAAAAGACTTAGATAAAGCTAAGATACTTCAAATATGTATGGGTAGAAGACTATTAATTGATAAGGTTAAAGTATGGCTGAGGTCTGAGATATCAGACAATCAAGATGTAGCTGACGCTAAGGATAACAACGAGGAAGAAGTAACTAGTGATGGTACTGATGATATTATCTATGGCAGACATGAATGTGCAAAGTGTTTGTATGAACAGATATTAGAATGGGAGAAGAAGATATGACAATAGTTGTATGGGATGGTGAAACACTAGCTACTGATATGCAAGCTAATGATGGCATGCAGAAGTGGAAGTCAGAGAAAGCTTGGTATATAGATAAAGACTTTGATGAAGTTCAGATTGTATCTGGTGTTGGTATACTACAAGATATAATAAGACTTCGTGAATGGTATAGGACAGGGTGTTCCGAAGATAAATTCCCCATAGCATTTGGATCTCACAGGGTTACACCCACAGCAAAACTTATTGTGGTGACTAAGCCTGAGGGTTTGTTGTTATACGATGGTATACCACAACCAATTGAATATGGATTTAAACCATGTGCATTTGGAGAGGGTAAAGATTTTGCCCTAGGTGCGTTATCTATGGGTGCTACATCTGTTGAGGCAGTTAACGTAGCTAATGAACATTCTTTACATTGTGGTAAAGGTGTTACAGAATTGACTTTAAAAGTTAAAGAGCATTAGGAGGGTAAACAATGCCAAAATATAAGACAACAGGTTGGGTTAAAGTTAGAGATAAACTTTCTTGTTCAGCAGAGGAATTGTTAGAAAGTATTATGGAGGCTACATCTGACATGGGTATATCAATATATAATGATGAGGATAAAGCAGAACAAGATGGTGTAGACTTACACATAATTATAGATAGGGAGGAGTAAATGAATATAAAAAGTAACGATATGGTCGCAAAGCCACACCACTATGCAAGGTATAAGATTGAGCCAATAACATTTATTGTTGAGAACGAGATACCTTATTGTGAATCAAACGTAATCAAGTATGTCTGTAGGTGGCAACACAAACACCCAACTAAACAAGGACAGATTGAAGACTTAAAAAAGGCTAGGCAGTATTTAGATATATTAATTAAGAAAGCAGAACAGGGGTAAAAATGAGACTAAAGGTAAACACATTTGTAGAAACTACTTATGAATTAAAAGACAAAGACATTCCTGATGACTTTGATAATTGGTCAGATGATGAGAAAGCTAATTACTTTGAAAAGTTTGGTAAAGCAATAGTAAAAGACGTAGGGTATTGTGGTTATCCTAATACACCTGTTGTAACTATTGAGGAATAATTAATGGATATAGTAACGATTGATTTTGAAACCTATTACGATAGGGACTACTCTCTATCTAAAATGACTACTGAATCTTACATCAGAGACAAAAGGTTTCAGGTCATAGGCGTAGCAGTCAAGATAAACAATGGTAAGACCGAATGGTATAGTGGAGATGATGTCGGTAGATTTCTTCACACACTCATGCTATCAGACAAATACCTACTAGCACACCATTCGGCTTTTGATGGTGCTATTTTATCGTGGCACTATAATATAAAGCCTAAGTTTTGGTTTGACACTATGTCTATGGCTAGACCACTACATAACATGACAATAGGTTGCTCATTAAATGCACTGTCATCTTGTTACAAGCTAGGACAAAAAGGAACTGAGGTCATTAATGCATTAGGTAAAAGGTTAGAGGACTTTACTTCGGAAGAACTAAAGCAGTATGCAAACTACTGTATTAATGATGTTGAACTTACATATAAATTGTTTAAGGTTTTAGTTAAGGGGTATCCGCAATCAGAACTTAAGGTTATAGACCAAACAATTAGAATGTATACCGAGCCTGAGATTGAATTAGATGTTGACTTACTTGGTGATCACCTAACAACTATAAAGGCAAACAAACAGAAACTTGTTGACACGCTAGCAACCAAGTCTTCTGGATCAGATGTGAAGAAAGTACTCATGTCGAATGTTATGTTTGCTGAGCTTTTGAGAAAGGTCGGAGTCGAGCCACCGACAAAAGTATCTATAAGAACAGGCGAGCCAACTTTCGCTTTTGCCAAAACCGATAAAGAATTTACAAAGCTTGCTGAACACCCCAAGCAAATCGTACAACAACTTGTCTCAGCAAGGCTAGGTGTTAAGTCCACTATAGAAGAAACACGAACAGAGAACTTAATAAAGGTTAGTGGGAGAGGTAAGTTACCAATCATGCTTAATTATTATGGAGCACACACAGGTCGATTTAGTGGTGGAGATAAGATGAATCTACAGAACTTACCTAGAAATGGAGTGCTGAGAAAATCATTGACAGTACCACAGGACAAGATGTTGGTGGCTTGTGACTCATCGCAGATTGAGGCTCGTGTTGTCGCATATATAAGTGGGCAGAAAGATTTAGTCGAGGCTTTCAGGCAAGGCAGAGATGTATATAGTGAATTTGCTAGTGAAGTTTATGGTAGAAAGATTACCAAACAGGACAAGCTAGAACGATTTGTAGGTAAAACATGCATACTAGGACTAGGATATGGTATGGGTGCAGAGAAATTTAAGAATACCTTATCATTAGGACAAGGTGGTATGTCAGTAGACATTGACATTAATGAGGCAAAAAGAATTGTTAACTTATATAGACAGAAAAACCACAAGATAGTTTCCTTTTGGGGCGTATGTGATTATGCACTGAGAGGAATGCTACACAACAGGGAAGACTCTATATTAGATAACATGTTGGCGTATGATTCCAAAGGGATTGTACTACCAAATGGACTTCGTATCAGATACCCTATGCTACGAAGAACTAGAGATGGGTTTGAGTACATATCTAATGCAAGAACTTATAGGAAGTTAAAGACTACAGGTAAGATTGAGGATAAGGAATGGACTAAAATCTATGGAGGGAAAGTAACAGAGAACATCGTGCAAGCTCTTGCAAGAATAGTTATATCAGAACAAATGATAGAACTCAGTAAGTATTATAAAGTTTTATTCCAAGTACATGATGAACTAATTTTGATCACAGATGCAGAAAAAGTATCTGAGACACGAGAACACGTTGAGACAATCATGTCAATGCCACCACGCTGGGGTAAGGATTTACCTGTAGCTTGTGAAAGTGGGGTTGGCTATAACTATGGAGAATGTAAATGACAGACATAATAGGAACAGATGGAAAAGAAATTAAATCTGAAAGTAAAATGAAGAAAGATAAAGTACTTAAAGTACTTGAGGAAACACTACTAGTTGCGAAAGAAAGTAAAGAAGTTGAGCAAGTATTCGTACTAGTAAAAATAAAAGGTGTCTATGTAAGACACTCTACACAGATAGATGACGTACCTAGTGAACTAGGTAGGATAGATATGCTTAAAAATGATATACTAACTAGAGCAAACTCGAGGGCTCAAAGTGAATGACAAAAGAATTAACTCATAGCTATTCATCAATCAAGATGTACGAGCAGTGCCCAAAGAGGTACATGCACCAACGTATAAATAAAGATGTTGTAGATAAAGGTAGTGACGCTACTATCTATGGAGAGAGAGTACATAAGCAGTTGGAAGACAGGCTAAGTATCGGTACCCCACTACCTAAAGAGTCAATTAAACATGAACAAGTTTGCACAACAATCGAATCACTTACCAAAAAGGCAGACCTTTACCTTGAACAGAAGCTGTGTTTGAATGCTAATCTTACACCAACAGGTTGGTACGAGAGTGACGCATGGCTGAGATCCATCCTTGATGTGTTAATCATAAAAGATAACAAGGCTATCGTAATGGATTGGAAGACAGGTAAAAGAAACCCTGACTTTACTCAACTAGAACTTTTTTCACTACAGGTATTTAAACACTACCCTAAGATAGAAGAAGTTAGAACAAGTTTCATATGGTTAAAGGAAGGTAAGACAGACTCAGAAACTTTCACACTAAAGGATACTAAGGTTATGTGGGCAGACCTACTATCTAGAATTGAAAGAATCAATCAATCATATGAGTCAGGTAAGTTTCCAGCTAGACCTAGTGGCTTATGTAGATATTGCCCAGCTCAAAAATTATGTGAGTATGCTCGTATCTAATACTTGACATACATGTAAATCTATATATTATTATGAGTAATACACCTGAGGGTAAGATAAAAAAGAAACTTGACACTATGTTAAAGTCTCTGGATGTGTGGTTTTATAGCCCACAATCAGGCATATATGGTAAGTCAGGGATACCTGATCGAATCGCTGTAGCAAATGGTAGATTCATAGGTATTGAGTGTAAGGCAAATAAAAGTAGGAAACCTACAGCCTTACAAGTTAGGTGTATGAATGATATTGAGAGAGCTAATGGTAAATGTTTCGTAGTTTATGATGACGATACCATTAATGAAGTGAAAGATTATATAGAGAACGTAGCATATGATAGTAGTAGAACAGGCAAAGGCACTAGCACTTAAACCTAAATACCCAAACAGAATTTTGGAGACTGTTCCAGAATCCAGACCAATGACGTACAACAACCATGAACTTGTTGTCACACCGCATACTATAGAGTCGGTTCAAATTTTGAGACAAGTCGGACTCAAAGCACCAAGTCCTATTTTATATTATTATGATTGGTCAGGAGAATTTACACCTTACCACCATCAGAAAATGACATCAGCATTTTTAACTATACATCACAAGGCGTTGGTACTGAATGAAATTGGTACAGGTAAAACTCAATCAGCTCTATGGGCAGCCGACTACCTGATGGGACTAGGTAAAATCCGTAAGGTTTTAGTTATCTCACCTTTGTCAACTTTAGAAAGGGTATGGGGTGATGGTATATTTAAAAGCTTTCCACATAGGCAAGCAGTTACTTTACATGGTACTAGTGCTAAGAGAAAGCAACTTCTTAGAACTGATTCTGATTTCTATATTATAAACCACGATGGTTTTGGAATAATCTCAGAAGACATACATGGTATGTTTGATTTAATTATAGTGGATGAGGCAGCCGTATTGAGGAACCCATCTACTAATAGGTTTAAATTATTCCGTAGGTTTATGGAGAAGAATAAAAGCACTAGGCTTTGGTTGATGACAGGTACACCTACACCAAACGATCCAACTGACGCTTGGTCTTTAGCTAAACTTGTTGACAGTCCTTATAACACTAAGACATATACAGCGTTCAAGGAATCAGTAATGATTAAAGTAAGTCAGTGGAAGTGGGTACCAAGAGTAGAATCTGTAGACATAGTAAAACAAGTACTACACCCTGCAGTTAGGTATACAAGGGATGAGTGTTTTGATTTACCTGAGACAGTATTCCAAACACGTAAAGTCGAACTAACACCTGACCAAAAGAAACACCACGACAAGATGTTAAAGAACTTTGTAACTGAACTAGAAGAAGAAGGTACAATCACGGCAGTCAACGAGGCAGTTAAACTACAGAAACTTGTACAGATAAGTTGTGGTGTTGTTTACGGAGACGATGGTGATCACATTGAGGTAGATTGTACACCAAGAGTTAATGTAGTTAAGGAAGTAATAGAACAAGTCGATGGTAAAGTAATAGTTTTTGTACCACTTACTGGTACATTAAATATGTTAGAGAGGATTCTCTCAAAACAGTGGAGTGTTGGAGTAGTTAATGGAGCAGTTTCATCTAAGAAAAGAAACGAAATATTCTATAACTTTCAACATAAAAAAGATCCCCACATTCTTATAGCTCACCCAGCCACTATGGCACATGGGCTCACACTTACAGCAGCAAGTACTGTTATATGGTATGGACCTGTGACTAGTAATGAGCAATACATTCAGGCTAATGGAAGAATAGAAAGGATAGGTAAAAAGCATGTATCAAACATTGTACATATTGAGGCAACTGAGCTTGAGTATAAGATGTATGAGAGGCTTAAGAGTAAACAGAAACTACAAGGTATATTGTTAGACTTAATTAAAAAGGAGAGGTCATAATGCTAACTGTAAATAAAGTTATTGAGGCATACCTTAAACTTAGAAGTCAGAAGGAAGTTATAGAGTCCGAGGCACAAGAAAAAGTTAAAGGTATAAAAGAACAAATGGCCAAGCTAGAGGCTTGGATTAAGAATAGGGCTGATGAAGAAGGTGTTGATTCCTTTAAAACAGCTAGAGGTACAGCATTCCTAACCACTACTGACTTTGCACAAGTAGCAGATTGGGATGCAGTCCTCGAGTTTATAAAAGATAATGAGGCTTTTGATTTACTAGAGAAAAGAGTTAGTAAAACAGCAGTCCGTGGATACATTGAAGAAGATAAAGTAGTACCATCAGGTATTAACTATGGAACTCGTATCAATGTTAATGTAAGAAAACCAGCAAATAAAGCGGAAGACAATGAGTAGGTCAAAGCTTTCTATAAAGAATTCAACTTTTTCCATAATCACTGATGGGGAATGCGACAGTCTATCTGATACAAGTTTAGAAGTTGTGTTCGTTGGGGCTAACCCAAACCTATCTAAGATATGGTATGAAAGTGAATGGTCAGGTGATAGAGATTCTAATACACCTGATTGTTTTTCCCTTGATGGTAAGACACCTAGTAGTAGTAGTGTGTCACCTCAGAACGATATCTGTGCATTATGTCCACGTAATGCATGGGGTTCTAAGATAACACCTCAAGGATACAAGATTAAAGATTGCTCTGATATAAAAAGAGTAGCCGTTATTCTTGTAGATAAACCAAGGCGTGGTGTGTGTCTGTTAAATATAACACCATCATCACTTAAGAACTTAAATGCATATCACAAAACACTATCAATGAGGGGTATTGCTCCTGAGATAGCTAAGACTGTACTATCATTTGATGAGAGTGTTGACTACCCTAGATTGAAATTTAACTTCGGTGGTTTCTTATCAGAAGATGTTCAGAAATATGTTGATACGTATGTAGGATCTGATGATGTGAAGTATGTCACAGGAGAACTTACTATGCCTAGTGGACAATCAGCTACCGCAGAGGACTTTGGTTTCTCTGTTGAGGTAGGTTATGTAACTAATAAAGAGGAAAAATAAATGGCTAATAAAACATTTACAACCCCAGTGGGTGTCGCAAATTACCCTTATATAAGTAAACCCGACACTCAATTTGATGCAGAAGGAGTCTACAAAGTTACTCTTGCTGTACCTGAAGACGAGGCTAAACCTGTAATTGACTTAATCAATGCTGAGTTATTAGCTGGTATCAAAGCACTTAAAGAGTCAAAACCTAAGACTAAGTTTAAGAATGCTCCACTACCATACGCTAAAGAGTTAGATGATGACGGCAATGAAACAGGTAATGTCTTAATTAAATTTAAATCTAAAGCAGCATACAAACCATCTGTCTTTGATGCAAAGAATAACCCTATGATTAACCATAATATATGGGGTGGTTCTGAGATTAAAGTTAATGGAGCTATTGCTTTCTACAGCTCACCATCTATTGGTCAAGGTGTTACTCTAAGACTTAGAGCAGTACAAGTTATCCAATACGTTGAAGGATCTGATGGGGCAAGCAAATTTAACTTTGAAGAAGAAGATGGATATGTATCAACTAGCTCTTCCGAAGAAGAGTCTGAGGCACCAGAACAAGTTGACATAAGTGTGAACGTTCCTGCAGTCCAGGCGGAGGAAAGCAAACCTGTTGCTAAACCTAAACCAGCTGCTAAACCAGTCCCAATAGAAGAGCCTGAAGATATACCAGTAGTGTCATCAGATGATGACCTAGCTGCTGAGATAGCTAAGCTTGTTGGGGAGTAATAAATGAGTAAGCTACCTCTAGACTTTAAGAAAGTTGAGGCTTTAAGAAAGCATATGTTACTTACTACTAGTAATATGGCTACACTCCTAGAGGTATCTCGTATGACTTACTACGGATGGGTTAAAGGTAAGCCTGTCCGTAGAAAGAATGATGAGAGGGTACGAGATATGCTAAGGAAACTACTGTCTATAATGGAAGATGGGTGGCCTATGCCTGAAATCATAGCATTAGAACAGAAGTTTAGGTTCGAGAGGCTCCTTGAGGTTTTAGAGAAAAAGGAATAGTATAACAAATGGTGGCTAGTTACGTCTAAAATCCCCAGTCGTTAACCAGCGGGATCTAGTCACCATAACATTAAGGTAAAGCAAATATGAATATGTTGGAATTTCTCCAGCAAGTTTTACCAGACGAAGGATTTTATGTAACCACTGTAATTAACCCTGATGGGAGAAGGCAGGGATTCTTTAAGTCTGTGGAAGAACTTGCAAAGGTATGTGAAAGATTAGATAAAACAAATAATAATACTTACTTTGCTATATCAGCATTCAAACAAAAGGGTAACAGGAAACAAGATAATGTAAGGGCTACCAAAGTCGTAGCTATAGATATAGATTGTGGTGGTAACAAACCATACCCATCATGGAAAGAAGGCTTAGTAGAATTAGGTAAGTTTGTATCAGAATTAAAATTACCAAAACCTATGATAGTACATTCAGGTAATGGACTACATGTGTATTGGATATTAGATGAAGAACTACCACCCGAGCAGTGGAAACCTCTAGCTGAGGCAATGAAACAAGCTGCAATACAAAAAGAATTTAAGATAGACGCTGGTCTTACAGCAAATAGTGCATTGGTATTAAGACCTGTGGGCACTCACAACCCAAAGAATGGTAATGAAGTTAAAGTATTAGTAGAGTCTGAGCCAATAACTGTTGAAACTCTAACTAAATGTTTGTCGTATTACTATTACCCGGCAGCTGCAAACGAAAGTCAGACACAGGACAACTCGTTGTTAGATAACTTAGCTACTAAAAATGAGTACCAACCAGCAGTGGGTTCTATTGTAGCTAAAAAATGTAAGCAGATAGAGTGGGCTATAGACAATCAGGATAAGGTAGATGAGCCTCTTTGGTATAGCTTGATAGGGGTAGCAGCTTTTTGTCAAGACCCTGAAACAACAGCTATAGAATGGTCTAAAGGGCATTCAGGATATAGCGAGAGGTCTACATTACAGAAGTTAAACCAATGGAAAGAGTCTGCATCAGGTCCAACTACATGTAGTAAGTTTGAATCTAGTAGGCCTACAGGGTGTAAAGGGTGTAAGTATAGGGGTAAGATAGGCTCACCAGCTAGACTTGGTGTGCAATACCAAGAGTCTCCTATAATAAACGAGGCTCCTGATAAGGTAGCTAATTCTGTACCTATGCCTAAACCATTTAAAAGAACTAAAGATGGTATCAAAGTAACAATTGATGATACCGATATTGATATATGTAAGTTTGATATATACCCAGTGGGGTATGGGTTTGATGAGTCATTAGGGTATGAAACAGTTAGGTTTCATTGGAACAGACCACATATGGGGTGGCAAGAACTATGTCTAAGACAAGCACATTTAACTGATGGTAACAGGGAATTCCCTACTGCCATAGCAGATCAAGGTATTGTACTTTACAATAAGAAACAAACGGAGTATTTTCAACTTATGCTAAGAACTTACATGGAAGAGTTAAAACAGATTAGAACTATGACTAACCTTTATGCAACTATGGGTTGGAAAGAAGATAATACATCTTTCTTATTAGGTAATACATTAATTAAACGTAAACCTGATGGCTCTGTAATAGAGGAAAACATAAGTCTAGCATCTGTAATACAAAGACAAGGTGGAGATTTATATAGTACTAAAGGCTCTTTAGAACAATGGGTAAACCTCACATCAATTATGGAGAAAGCACATTTAAAATCTCACATGTTTGCATTAGGTGTAGGATTCTCAGCCCCACTATATAATTTTACAGGGTTAAAAGGATTGACAATATCTTTGTATGGACCAACAGGTGGTGGTAAAACACTAGCACAATATTGGGCACAGTCTATATATGGTGATCCTGAGAAGTTACACTTCGCTGCTAAGTATACTCAGATGGCTTTGTTCTCACGTCTTGGTACGTATGCTAACTTACCACTAACAATAGATGAAGTAACTATGATGAGTGATAAAGAGGTAGGAGACTTTTGTTATTGGGTATCACAAGGGCGTGATAAAGCAAGACTTAATAGGAATGCTGAAGAAAGAGATGCTAAGAAATGGGCAACACCAGTACTAGTATCTACCAACAAATCTCTACAAAGTAAACTTATAGCATCTGGTCTTGATACTGATGCACAGATGGCAAGGTTACTAGAACTTACTGTACCACAGGCTGATGTATTTATAAGAAACAGTGACGTTGGTAAGAAGATTTATCAAGCTATACATACTAACTATGGTTATGCTGGTAAACAATTTATAAAGAATTTAGTAGAGATGGGGCAAGAAGGTATACAGTCAGCTATAGCTGAGGCATCAGATAATTTTAATAAAAAATATAGATGTAGTTTTGGCGGTCAAGAAAGGTATTGGGAGCAATCTATTATTCTTGCTGACTTATCTATGAGTCTTGCAAAAGATTGGGGCTTAATAGAATACGATTATGAACAGTCTACTGAGTGGGTGTTAGCACAGATAGGTGCAATACGTAGGTCAGTACAAGAGAATCAAGTAGATGCATTTGATCTTGTTGCAGAGTACATGGCAGATGCAGCAGATACATCAGTTACAATCATGCATACAACAGGACAGAAAGCACAACCTGATTTTTCTAGAATACCAAGAGGTGATATAAGAATAAGGCTTGATGTATTTAGAAGGTCAGCAGCAGATGCATTTGATAAAGGAACTATGATGATTGATAGGACTCACTTTAGAAAATGGTTATCTATGCGTGGTGCTGACTATAAGACATTCAAACAAGAACTTATTGCAGAGAATGCTATTGCTACACCTAAGTCAGAGAAAGCGTCACTAGGTAAAGATACTCCTGTGAAACTAGCACAGACTTATGTAATAGGATTTAATTTAACACACCCAAGATTCCAGAGTTTACTTGACAATGCAGATGTAGAGGCAGATGATTTATCATATGGTCAACTACAAGCATTAAATAATGAATAATGAAATAATCCTTATAGGTTTTATCCTGTCACTGGTACTATTATTTCCACACAGGATAAAAACTTTCTTCTTAAAACCCACACTTTCTATAGTGGAGTTCATTTTAGTTATACTTATTTTACTTTACATAACAAGTATTTAGTGTTAAGTATTAAGTATTATGTGTAACAACATACCATATACTTCTAAAGAGATGGAGTTTATTCATGCCATCTTTATCATAGATCCCAATGCAAAATTTAAAGTTGTTTCTAGGTTAGAGACTAGAGATGACTACAAATATGGAGCTATAGAATGGGAAGATGGGTACATGCCTATACCATATGAACATGTAGCTGAAGTTATAAATGAAAATATAAGGGCTAAATAACCAAGGAGAGGACATGCCAAGCACTAATAGGTCTAGCATATCGCTGGCCACAGCACACGATATAGTAAGAGCCTGGAACTTACCAGGGATGAAAAAGCAAAAAGATGTTTTTGAATACTTAGGGCTATCTACAGATTCAGGGACAATGTCTTTTTATAGACAACAAGCAGAAGAATTAACAGGCATTAAGCTAATGCCACATAACAACAATCGTAATGTAGTTGTAAGAAGTGAACGTCTTAACTTACCACCACTAACTAATCGTGTAGAGATAACTGACCACCCATATTCAATGCTGGTATTTTCTGATGCACATTTTGAAGGGCACGAAACAGTATCTTTTAAAATTATGTGTGAAGTATTAAAAGATTTAGTTAAAACAAGACAACTTAAATGTGTTGTAGCTAATGGTGATATTATGGATTTATCAGTCTTATCTTCGTTTGCAAAGTTTCACACAGAGATAAGACCAAAAGAACGTACAGTACAAAAAGAGATATATGATTCACAAGCTCAAATAAACAAACTTCAAAAGATAATAGATAAAGCTAAATACCCTATTAAGCAAATAGCAACCTTTGGTAATCATGAAACTAGATTATCTAAAGTAGCTATGTCTTGGGGTAGAGCCTTTGAAGATTTAGAAGCATTTAAAATACAAACTTTATTTCCTGATTGGGATTGGGCTATGTCTCATTTAGTAGATGATACAGTTTTAATTAAACATAGAATGAGAGGTGGTGTCCATACTGCATATCAAAACTCTATGAGGTCAGGTATACATATTGTAACAGGACATACACACCAACTGAACTTTAGAACATTTAACACATATTCCACAACATCAATGTCTATACAGACAGGACACTTATCAGAACAATACCATCCTTACCTTGAAGATAATGTAGCTAATGATTGGAACAATGGGTTTGCTGTAATAACTGTTGACCCACAAGAGAAAACAGTTCATCCTGAACTAGTACAAGTAAGCAATCTCCATCGTTCAGCATTCTTTAGAGGTAAAAAATACACAGTATGAAAAGGGTTAGGATAGAAAACACAAAAGAAATCAAAGAGAAATACCCTATAGTTATCATAGATTGGGAAGATCATACTGCTGACTCTGGGTGGGTAGATGATGTAGATGTTATTGAGCCAGCATATTGTCGTAGTATAGGGTGGCTTATCAAAGAAACTAAATCAGAATATAAAGTAGCCGACTGTGTTACTGCTGATTCAGGTCAAGGTGGTATTCAATGTATCTTAAAAAGAACAGTATTAGATATGTGGTATGTTGATATGCTAGATGAGGACTAGTAATCATTAATTACACTTTCATATGCGTCTAATAAAAACTCTGTTTCAGGTCTAATATTTTTAGGAGCAAACTTTTTATATCTTTCAACAGCAGGCATTGACCAAGCTTTGTGTGCTCTTCGTGCTGAAGGTAGCCAATTTTTAAACTCAAATTCAGTACCTCTAAACTCTCTATTGTGTTCTTTAACTTCTTTTTCAATATACCTCATAGTTTTTTTATCTTTATTTATCTTAGCTTTCACCCAAGCATCTGTATAAGATTTCTTAATTGATTTAACATAGCCATCTGTTTGTTTACTCATTCTTATAATATCATTCTGATATGTAGCACCAGCTGGGTAGAAGTTTAAAAACCTAAATATAGTTTGCATGGTAGAGGCTTCTTTCATTAGCACCTTACCTTCTTTATTTGTAACAGCACCATCGTTAAGGTAAGTAAACCCATCTGATATACCTCTAAGTGCACCGAATGGTTGATTCTTTAATACATCAGCCCAAGAAGTTGTTTCATCTTTAAGACCTATAAATTCTGCACCTTGTTGTGACAACAAACTCATAGTTGCTACTGACTGTTCAAATGCTGAGAACACAGGACCAAAGAAGTTTTTAGTTTCTTGCCAGTTATCTGATCCTGCTTTACCGGCACCAGTTAGTGGTATTAAATCACCGAAGCCTAATCTAGTAGACATGGTAGCTCCAAGATAGTAATCTAAAACACCTCTCATAACTATTGGTGATAGCCCTGGTGCAAGTTCATTTAAGAAATCATTAAGTTGTTTTTCTATAGTAGCTTGTTTAAAACCAAACTTCTGCATTAGCGTATCTGCTAAATCTGATGCATCATCGGCAAAAGGTAAACCTTTTAGTCCTGACATTAAAACAATTAAACCTATCATATAAGCTTGTTCTTTTACATTTAATTGTCTCATGAGTTCTACAGTAATAACTACAAACTGTTTATACATCATGATAAGACCAAGTATAGGTCCTCTAGCCATAGCTGGTCTGTTAAACATTCCATATTCACCTTGAGATGTGTTAACAGCTTTTAATGCAAATTCTTCTGCGGCCTTTTGTATTTCATTTTGTTTTAAATCACCAGCTCGTTGTAGCTTATCTCTTTGTAATCTGTATGCTGCTAAGAAAGTTGTTCTTCTGTTTAATTGTTCTGTAATAGAGAATGTTTTCATCCAAAGTCTAACGAAGCCAGCTAAATTTTTTCTAGCCATTAGTCCACCTCTAGCTGTACCAACTAAAGCGTTAAACTGTGCAGCTTGAAGTACACCTTGTTCAGTAGCATCAAGTAGTACTTGAGCTTCATCTTGTGATAAACCATATTTTTCTTGTAGTGCTTTACCTTCTGGAGTTTTCGCAGCTACTTCTCGAACATGAGATAGTTGCTCTAGTTTTAAATTTTTTACATTGCGAAGTGCTTTTAGTATAGCTGCATTTGAGTTCATTAAACCAAACCCACCACCATATCCAGTCTTAGGATTATATGTAGCTAGGAAAGGAACACTATGGGTAGCCATTGATATCATATTTATCATACCTGTAGCTACAGATCCACCAAGTTGTGAAGTTACTGTTAGTAATTTAAAACCAGAACCTACTTCACCCGCTAAAAAGTCTTCTGTAGATACATCTATTTTTCCAGCTTGGCCATAGTAATCTACTAACCCTGAAGCAACATCTCTATAACTTCTACCTTCTCCTTCAGTTTTAACCTGTACTGCTTCTCTGTTCCTACCACTACCTTTATATACAGTAATAGTTTCGCCTGTTACATCACCAGCTGAATATCTATACATATTTGCATAAGAATCGTACTGTTGTTGAGCAATTTTTATTTGGTCATCGTTACCTGTACGCTCAACGTTTTCCATTTTTTCTTTTAGTCTGTTTAGTTTGTTCTTATCACCCATCCACAGTTTATTATCTGTTGTATATCTGTTTAATTTATGTGAATAAAACACTTTACCAGCCGAATGAGACATGGTTTCTAGATGTTCTGATACACTTCTTATTACATCTGTATCCCAACCTCCTGTACCTGAACGTTGTAAACTTCTTCTTGCTCTATCAGATTGTTTAGTTAAAGCAGTAGTTACCTTCTTCATTTGCTCTGTTTTTAAATTTATATTTAGTCTAACTAAGATACTGGTGAACTCATCTAAATTCATAGAACTTGCAAGTGGAGCAGACTCACCGACTCTACTAGTTTCTGGTCTTAGATTTACTTCAACATCTTGTAAGTTTTTATCTTTAAATTTATATTTAGTATCACTGAAGTCTTCTATTAATCCCTGTGCAAGATCTCGTGCATCTTTTTTAGAGCCAACTTGGTAGTATGGCAATACACTTTTAGTGTGGTCATCAAGTTCTATTTCATTACCGTTATCATCAAATGCTCTAAGTGTTACTTGATATTCACCACGTCTAGTAAATGGTACATATGCACCCATGATAGTACGTTTAGCATTGAACTCATTGTTTACATTTTTTAAATCTAATATTAATAAATTTTCTATGATTTTAGTTAGTTTTTTTGCATCTGTTGAATTTCCTGAATATATTTGGTGAAGTTGTTGTAGACTATTTACAACATCAGTAAATCCTTCACTACCTCTTTCTAATATAGGAACTTCATTAGTATCACCACTAACCCAGTCATTAAGTTTTTTTGGTTCCCATAAAGCACGGTTAACATCTCGTAAAAAACGTTCTGCTGCTTTTTGTGATTCAGGGGCATACCTTATACCCACACCATCTAACGTTGAGTTTTCAGAATATATTTCTATATACTTATCTAGTATTGCTTTAGCTGCAGCTTCATCTTGTACAGTAGATCCGATGCCTCGTTTGTTTTCTGCAACATCTCTTACTAGTTTTAGTATGTCTTGTTTTTCTACTTCAATAGCTTCTAAGTTAGACTCTAATAAATCTTTGGCTGCTTCGTTTACAGTGTTTCTATTTTCCTCAAATATTTTGTATATCCTATCTGTTATTTGAAACTTTGGTTTATATGCAAATGCTGCACCATTTACATTAGGTGTGCCGTCTTCTAATATATCTAACACAACATCAAATCCATTTTCTAATTCTTCTTTACTCGGCATATTATCTTTTTTCATTTTATCAAAGACAGCTTTATTAATAACACGCTCACCAAATTTATTAGTTGTAACTAAAGATTCAGCTTCGTTTATAGAATTTTGAGTTATACCTTTACTTTTAAATAAAGCATAGAAAGCTAACAGCTCACCAGCTTGAGTTAGTTCATCATTGGTAGGACCATCAGCATCTATTAATCCTGCACTTAATTTATCAAGAATTTTATTCTTTAGAGTGTGAGTAAACTTCGTCATATCTTGATAGTTTTGCTGGTACATTCTTGTTCTTGCTGTTTGACCTTGGAATAGGGCAAAGATTTTAGATAGTCCTTCACTACGCAAAGCAATGTTATCTAGTGTCTGTAATTTTTCTAACTGTTTACCAAACCACTTAGCTACATCCTTAGGTGAATCACTATCATATAATTTTTTACCTTTTTGTTTTGCTTTATCAAAGAAAGATTTGAAGTTTAAGATGCCAGCTGGCTCACCACTTATGTTTATCATTTGATTTGCTAATGATTTACCAGCTACAGATGTAGATGACTCTACATAGTAACGACCATAACTGCTTTCGTTTCTTATTCTTTCTATATTCTTTGCCATTTGACGTACCGTTACAACTCCACTACCGCCTGTACGTAAGTTCTTACGAGATTGATATACTAAATATCTTGTCATCTCATCACTGAAAGTCATAAAAGGTATGTAATCTTTACCAGAACCAAATGCTCTACTTATAAAGTTTTTAATAGCATTCCAAAATCTTGCAAGTATGTGTGAATCAACGTGAGCTGCATAATCAGCTAAAACTTCTTCTATAGCCTCATATCTTTCTTCACCATTATTCATACGTATATTTGCTTTTGCTTTTATAGAAGGGTCACTTTCATATATGTCATCAAGAATTAGTTTTAATTCTCCTTTAGGTACAAACGCACTAAACCCAAAATGTCCTAATGCTTCATGAGCTATAACACTACGAAGTGTTTGTTCGTCTTTAATGAAGTCTGTGAATATTATTATCTGATCACTAAAAGAATATCCTAACGCATTGACAGTAGCAAAATCTTCTCTAGCTGCAACTGCTCTATCGTATAATTTAGGATTAGTATCTCTTAAATCATCTCTGTTTTTAACTACAGTAACTTTAGGTTTTGTCTCAAGTTTTTGTAGTACTTGTTTAACTATCAATTGTGCTTTACCTTTAGGTACTGGTTGAGTAATTTTTGTACCATCATATCTATAGAAGTCACCTGTCTCAGAATCAGCCTCATCTATAATTTCATCAAACGAAGGAGCTGCTTTTTTAGACACAGGCTTAGGTATAAATCTTTGTGTCCCATCTATATTTGAAATACCTAAATTTAAATTACCTTGATTATCAAAGTAATCTTTTAGTTTAACCCCGTTCATCATAAACTCTGGGTTTGCTTGGTCAAATAAATCTTCTATATCTATAATACTACGAACTTTTTTACCTTTGTTAGCACCTTTAGTAACAGTTTTATTAATGATTAGATCTTTAGGTTTACCACTTATATGACTGTCTATTAAATTAACAAGTTTTTGTGTAGCTAGCTCTTCAGTTAATATTGTAGGTTCTTGAGTTGTATCACCAACGACACCTGTAACTGGTTCTTGTGTTGCCCTCATTTCAGATGGTAGGCCTATTATTTTACCATCTCTTTTACTTATGATTGCATTTAAAGCTGAAAGTTTATCTTCAGCTATGATTGCCCAATCTGATTTAACACCTCTTGTTTGATAAGTAAGACTTCCACGTTCTGATATAACATCAATAAATTCTTCTCTTAATATGTTTAACTGTTGGTCTGAAAAGTTTGTAAGAAGTAGAAAGTCATTAACAAATTTACGTTCTGACTTACCTCCTAGTATATCTCTATTAGTATTAGGGTTTGGATTATCAGAACCATAAGCTATATCTATCATATCTCTTATAGTCTCTCTAAGCATTTGTTCATCAGAAGTAGTATTACCTTCCAACTCTTCTATTAACATTTGTTGTTCTATTAATCGTTCTGCATTTGGCAGATTTGCTTTTTGCTCATCAAACTCTCTTAAAGCTGCTGATGTATATTTACTTCTTAGTTTAGCCATGTTCATTTCAGGCCTTGTAAATGATGGGTCACTTCCAAACTGTTGTTTAAGTTCTGGTGATATAGCATCGTAACTTAAAACTGTACCTAAAGATGCCCATACGGTGGCTGGATCTCTAGTAGGTTTAGGAGGTGTTACTACACGATTTTCCCTCGCCCTATCGGTTGATTCTTGAACTTGTTCTTTGCGATCTTGCCTACCCCTTTTAAGCTGTTCTGCTTTCGTTTCTTGTCTCGTAGTCGTGCTTCCAGCTTGAGCTTGTCCTTGGTCTTCTTGATCTTCTCTGGTAGTTTCAGCAACTGCTGGTTGCTCGTCTCTTTCTCGAACTCCTTCGCCACGTCTGGTCGGTTCTTGCGTAACCACCTCATCTGTGCCTTGCTCTTGAACGGCATCTTGTGTACCTCCTGTTGTTACTGCTGCAGCTGTAGCGGCAGCTTGATTTTCTAATATTTTAGTTTGTGCTTCGGCTTGTTTTACTCTTTCAGCTTCTAGTTTTTCAGCAGTTTTTCTACGTTTAGCTTCTTCTCTTTCAGCTTGTTTTAGAATTTTTGCATTTCGTCTATTTAATTCATCTCTTTGTTTTTGTTCATTGATAACTTGTCGTAGTCTATTTTCTCCCTGAGCTGATACAGTCATATCAGATTCAAGTCTAGCAAGAGCAGCTGTGATAGCTTGAAGGTCTTTGTCTTCTCTAGGTTTTAATTTTGCTTTACGTACTAATCTATCTCTTTGTTCAATTAGTTCTTGTTGATTAAAAGTTCCTACTGTTCTACCTGTTTGTAATTTATATAAACCACTATTAATATCTTTTTCTGGTTTAACTTGAGTTTGGGACTGGCCAGAGGGAGTGCTATCGAGTAGAGGGGTTTGAGTCTTCTGACCAGCCTGTTGTACTGTTTGTAAAATCGGATTAGGTGCAGGTGCATCTACAG